CTGACGTGATGCTTCTCCTTACAATAGACACCTTTTTAAAAGCATCATAAACATCATGTACAGTAATATCCTCATTATTTACATCAGTTCTAAGCATTTCTTCCATTGACCAATAGACAGTATTCCCTAATGCTCTCTCAGGATAAACTCCTCTAATCCTCTGACTTAAACTTCTTTGCATTACAACTTCAGTCATTCAAACCTCTCCCTTTAAAATGTAACATATACTGGGGCTTCTCTCACGCCATCTAATGCATTTTCTGGCTTTAAATGCCAGCAAAGATTAACTACCGCATCAGCTACATCCTTAGATCCACTCTTGGGATGGTCAATCTTCATCCCCCTAATCAACTCCACACTCTTCATCTCCTCTAAAAACTTCTCATTCCTTACATACTCCACTTTTCCTGAATATGCAGATTCTTTAAAAGAGGTATAATGCTCTATACCAACGTGATTTTGTATTACCTCTACCCCTCTCTCTCTGATATCTTGCAAAGTCTCGGGGAAATTCCATATATCAGTGATAAATGTAGTTAACTCGCACCTAGTCATAATATCCAGTATAAATGCCTTAATCTCACCAGCATCTACCTCTTTAATTTCCTCTACATTTTTCCTCACTGGCTGAAATTCATGTATCATATCAATAATAGGAATGTCCCTCTCCTGATCCAGATGACCCAAAGCCATACCAAACGAATCGTTCTTAACTGCAGGGTCACCTGCCATCATATATGCCATACCAGGTATTCCCCTCCACTCAGGATTAACTTTCACCCTCCCTGTATTTTCATCCTCTCCCAACTGGTTCTTCAACCTGGAGGAAATACAGTTATCCAACCTATAAGGCTCCTTAAAGAAGGCCTCAATAGCCGCGCTAGGAACCGCTCCCCAGTCTCTCCAAGCGGTCTCAGGATTTCGTATAAACTCCTCTTCAAGAGATTCAAAGGAGATAGTCGGGTTCATCTCCCAAGTAGGCAACTTCCGACAATACCAGCCAGGTTGCCCCTTCATCTGATTATATAACTCCATGGCATAATCATGTACATACATGGGAGAGGTAATAATAACCTTCCGCCCATCCTTTCTAAACGTTTTTACTGACCTTGAAAGAGTATCATACACCATCGATGCCGAAGAATTACCACCAGTATCCTTAAACCGAGACAATTCATCGAAACCCACAGCTAATATGGTTTTACCAGCCAGCGAAGCGCTATTACTATGCTCACTTCTAATGATTACCCTACCATCCCTCGTTGGGAAGATAAACTCGTTGTAATGTTCTACGACTGGCTGATTCTGAAACCACGGGCTATTAGCTATTCTCGCCTTAACTGAAGCGAACACGGTGTCCTTCGCCTGTCTATCAGACGTCGCTACATTTATGAGAAATATTTCTGTACCAGCAGGCAGTCCATAGAACTTATTCGGAGTGCCCCTCGAAATCATTTTAAAGGCCTCATAGCACATGACAATGGAGGCTATGGTAGTTTTCCCTGACCTCATTCCACAAATTAATACCATATTCTGGTTCCCAGGCTTGTAAAAATCAGTCAATATCTCTATTTGTTTAGGATACAACCATCCAATCCCCAGGTGCTTCTTAACGAAGTACATAACGTCATCGTACGCACGCAAATCGTCAATCATTAGCGAACCCAAGGGATTCCCACTCATTATGCTATCCTCAGATTTCCACCCTGTAACGAACCAGCTCCCGTTAAATTTATACCAAGAGTCGCTCCACCACTTACATCGCTCTTAGACGTGTTATTCATTATAAAGTTTCCAGTTCCAGCCTCATCAACAGAATACTTGTGCTTATTTGCGGCCTTCCCTGACACGGAATTACCATCTACTATTATAGTGGTGCCACCAACTAACTTCACCCCTGAATATGTGTTGTTAGATGCTGTGCCGATATTCTTCATCATATTACCAGTTATCTTCACATCAAGACAATTGGTATCTGTTACTATTATACCATCTCTTCCGACCTGAAATAGATTATTATTCGCCACTATCGTCCCACCTACTATATCATCGATATAAATACCATAGAGTGTTATAGCATCAACTGTATTATCACATATCGAATTTGCATTGCCATAACATTCTATACCAGATCCAACACACCCTCCAGTGTGATTGTCATCCACCTTACTAGCGGAGGCAGTTACAAATATTCCAGATCCAGTGGTATTCACAACATCATTATGCATTACAAATACCCTAGCGGCAGGTGTCGTATTCAAATCAACATATATACCTATCTTTGAAGCAGCCATTGACGAACCATCTACATTGTTATTCAGGATATTTATATCATAACTAGTATTGGCCAATATCAGATATACTGCCTCATTTACTATGGTATTAAAATTACAGTTTTCAATCCATAACTTTCTTAACGCTCCAGCCCCACTAATACTTCCATATATAGCAGATGTATTGCAATTATAGAACGTGCAGTTAGTTATCCTGGTGTTAAACCCAGTCGTGTTATTCGCCCACATTATAGCATGAGTATATGCACTATTAAATTGGCAATTCTCAATAATTAAATCACTTGCAGCCGTCAAATAGATATCAGACGCACCACCCGCCTGATTTGTCTTATTCCCATCTATTATCAACCCAGACAAAGTAACATACCCATTATTAATCTCAATCAAATTATCATTAAGAGCATTCCCCTTCTTAATAGTAGCATCCCTATTAGCAACTATTGCTACATTGAGAGTAGACATAGTTAATTTTGTAGCCAATGTGTAAAGACCCGACATTAATCTAATAGTACCATAACCATCAGTTACACATTGAGCTAACGCAAGTGCAATAGTTGCAAAATCACCCTTATTACCAGTAGGGTCAACGAACCAAACCCTTCCTGAAATACCAGCTTCCATCCTATTCATATCAGTCGAGGAAATTACCTCACTTACCCAAGTCTTCTGCGTATATCTAGATGCCATATTCAAACCTCCGCAAAGATAAACTCCCAAATTATAGTAACCGTATCCCCACCGGCCTTAACAATGGGCCCAATTACACATCTCGCCAAACATTTCCTAGCTCCCTTAGCCGCATTGGTATCAGCACAAACTGTCTCCTTAATAGTTCCAGTACCATGACCTGCAGCAAAGTCGGAATAACACACTAACTTATTGTTAGTAACACGGCTATTCGTACATGTATGATAATGTAATTCAGTTCCCTGTAAATCTGTTTGATCCATACTAGCCGCACTATCAGAATCACCAATAGCGATGACTGTAATAGCAGCCGCCCCACCTAAACCTCCTAACCTATCTACCATTACCTCTTGGCCATCCTGCAATAGCAAGTTTCTCTTCTGTCCCATAGCTATAATGCTACCATCCTTACTACGATGAACCCAGGTAACATTCCCCACCAATTTTACCCCTATATTTTCTATCATGCCAATTTCACCTTGTTCAACGAGTCAGTCCTCGAACAATTCGTATAATGCCAATACATACCATCTACATCCATACTAATATTATGCGGTAACTTATTGCCAAATCCATCAAATACTATACCAGCCGCTTTATACTTATTAACTATCCCCTCAGCGAAATTCCACTGATCATTTGAAATACCAGCAACATTCCCCTTTATTGTCAAATTAAAATGACCATAATGATCTAATCCAGGCGCGCAATATGCTAACTCAGCTATTTCCTTTATATTGGCAGTATGTGACCTATAATAAACATGGTCGAGGGTTGCCATGATTGTATTGCCAAGTACCCTAGAACCACCAATCTCTATATCTCCACCTACAAAGAATCTTGCGCCCACAGCACCAACAATTGACTCATTATCTATATAATAAACCCTTCCCCTCTTTCCATCTTGTATTTGATACAGAGATAGTGTTTTGGTAGTCTCATTCCAAGACATTGCAACAAAATACCATTCACCAGTTTTAAGAGTAAATGCAGAATCTAAAGTCACAACTAATGAATCTATAGTCTTAACAGCCGCCCTCAACTTCCCAGACGCCAAACAAGATAATGACCACTCTGTTATATTGGCATCAAAGTTATGTCTCCTTATAATTACCCCACTACTATTGGCATTAGTTTTCTTTATCCATGCCCCAACCTGGAAACTTTGAGTATTGTAATCCGAGTGAGTTGGCATAATGAAATATTCATTAGGCAACATCTTAATTGCCTGATCAAATCTACCAGTTACATATGGATTAACTATATACTGCGGTATAGCATTGTGATTCCCCTCCCAGTCATTCCCATTCCCATCTAACTTTAACAAAAATATATTACCTCCTTTAGAATCCCCAGCTAGATAACCATCACTCAACACTATATCACTTTCACTAACCCCAAGAATAGGTACTATTGCCCTAGCCAATGATTCTAAAGTGCCCCCACCAGTCAATGTGGGTATCATCGTCTTAATTCTCAACCTTAACGTACTATCGCTCTCATCCACTCTACGCGTAATACCAAACAACTTACCCATGTGATCCAAAGCCGGACCTAAAGCATAATCCACCCAATGTGCCTCTTGGACATCTTCCAACATATCCCTAATCAAACATAGTTGACTAGCTTCCACCTGTTCCACCTTATACAAATTACCATCAGACACCTTATAATAAGCCTCAGGTATCCTAGACATTAACCTATCGACTATATTGCAAACAGCAGATACTGGAGAGCTCTTTCTCAAAATAGGGAGACGATGTCCTAATGACTTGCTAAAGTAGGACTTGGTGAGCATCACCATAGACCTACTACCAAATTCCATCTTCATCTCTACCATTAGGACACCATCCCTTTAAACTTACGCTTCTGGAGGTTTCGGAGGTAATGTTTGTGGTTCCAACATCTTCTTCAAAACCTCAATCGACACATATCCACTTGACACCAGAGGTATAAACCACACGAACAGTATTTCATACGATGGTATTTCGAACTGTCGCGGATCCAACCCTCCGAGGAAGAGAGCTAACCCAACTATGAGTGCACACACCCACTTGGGTACAATCTTCTTCCAATCTGTCTCCTGAGGCGGTATTACCACCCACAAAATAGATCCTACACCACACACCAACATCGTTATTATTGCCGCTATTATCATTTCCCAATCCATATTTTTCACCCTCCGAAATATATTACCAATCCTGTTGACACAAGAATACTAACTATAGCCACCACAGCTCCCACCACCCCAATTTTGATATTTGCGCTGGCCATTTTTCTATCAATGTCCTTATCATAATTATTCATCCATTGTTCCGCCAACGCAGTTCTTTGCTCTATGGAATTTAACCTTCTATAAATCTCTGTATTATGCTCAGACTGCTTATCTAAACCGAGCTTGATGTACTGCACGCAGGCTTTAATCTCTCCAATTTCTCTCTCAATTCCTTGTCCCGCCATTTCTCAACCTCCACATGATTAACATCTTTGATTCCACCATTGCCTGCCGCAGTCTCAATTACTGTTAATCCCTTTTCAATAATTCGGAAACACTCATCCAAATCCTTTGCTAACATTGTGCCTCCTATGCTATATTATCATACACTCTAAAGACACCCACTTGTGTTCGCCAAGTTCCACCACCAATGCTAATCTTCCCTTGAATTTTCCACTGACCAGGTAAATCTAAATCGGTTACTAGGGTCGTCATCCAAAAGATTTTACCATCTGTGCCATCCGTCCGGAATGAAGCCGTCTTTGTCATTATCGTCTTATCGGCCTTCTCAAACATAATCTCTTTAGAAGTACACGCCGATATATCAACAGCTTCACCATCATCAAGAATAGTGAGTATAAGCTTCGTTCCAATATCTCCCTTATGAATCTCTACCATTAGGGTTCCTCCTCATTAATCAATTCTAACTCAAAATCAACTATGGAATTTATCTCTAAATAGAACTCCGGTTCATCAGGTATTAATTCAAGTTCTTTCTCTATCTCTATAGAACATCCCTCTCCGATATCTGTATATGTCTTGAAGCAATAATCATCATTAAACATAATCCAGTCCAATTCCCAATGATCTGTCCACCATAAATATGGCGCGCCATTAGGATATGGATTATTCCTAGTGCATACCCATATGTCAGCATTCTCTATAACAATTGCATACATTGTACCACTTAATATATCACAATCGACATAATACGTTGACCAATGGTAATTTGGAATAGTTTGTCCAGAGTCGGCGAAAGAAGGATAAAAAGGCCCCGCTATCCTATTATTCGGTAAACCACCCACGGTATCATAAATTGATATCGTTGTATTTGAAAATGCTCTTCTATTATATACATCAACTCTTCCTAATCTCCCTGACACAGCTGGAACAAACGTCTGAGCAAGTTTTGAATTACCACTACCGTCCTGTACAGTTACTGGTGCATCATTCAATTGGTCTAAAACTAAATTCATATCATTTACTAAACCCTCAAGGATAACATCTTGCTCTACTTCTCTAGCCATCTCGAGATTGTAAACATCACTATCAATATACGACCAACTCGACTCCCATAATCTAAATGTTAAATCATATCCACCATATGTAGACCAAGAAGCCCCGCCATTATTCGAATATACGAAGTCTCCGACGCCGCCATAAAATAACCCAGTTTGTAAGGCCCATTTCCATATGGTTGAGCTAGACTCTAGGCTATAAGCGTATATTCCATACATCTTACTCTTTTCTAAAGTCACTGGCAAAGACCATTGTATCCAAGGGATGGTCATGGGGGCTGACCACACATACTGTCCAACATCACCAGGTGCTATTATTATCTCTGCCAGCACACTACCAGTTGGAACATAAAGCCCAGACGTAGGATCGAGAACCAATTCTCGAATCTGCACAATTGCATTTTGAGTTGCAGCATTCTCTCGAAATATTGGCAGAGCCAAATCAGTTATATCAGCATTCGCTGTAAATTGCTGACATTTAAGATAATTTAGCGACAATCCTGTTCTGGAACTAAAAGTTATGGTATAATTTTCAGGACCAATTCCAGCGGCTTTATTTTCAATATCCAACTCCATATTGAAATTAATCAAATCCCTACTGACTATTACCCCTTCTACAAATGATGAGAGGTGCCCTAACGCTGCCCACTCTTCTGAGAGGTCAATTGTATGACCCCTGCTACCTATTATCTCTGCCCTCATTCCTTAACCGCCTTAAACCAATTCAGCACATCACCAGTATAATTCGCAGTTATTGTATAAGTAGCAACAACCCCTGTCCCAGTCCCTACATTCGCTTTAGTGTCATAGGTCCTTAACCTCATTGAAGTGACCTTCCCCAACGTATAAACGATAGTATCTATGTACTGATTCTCTTGCATTAATCCCAATGCCCTTAATAACTCTGCCTGCTTCGCCAACACAGTCGACCCTTCAATCTCCCCAAGTGTCGGATGAAGTATAGTATCATCATAGATTGCGTCAGTGCCCTTTGCACCAGCTGCCTTAGCCACAGTCGAATTCAATGCCATATCGGTTGGAGGTGCAGTAACTTTAGACTCACTGTTAACATTCGCTCCAGTAAATCCTAAAGCCGTCGGTATCTTAGTATTCAGTGTTGCTTCCTTAGCAACGGTGGAATCCAGCGCAAACCCAGTAATAGCTGCCACATCATCGTGTATTTCATCCGTTCCTTTTGATCCAGCGGATTTTGCCACCGTTGAGTTTAATGCCATATCAGTCGGAGCAGCCGTCACTTTACTTTCCGCATTGACATTACTACCTGTAAATCCCAGAGCAGTAGGAATCTTTGTATTAATCGTCGCCTCTTTTGCAACAGTGGAATTCAACGCCATATCCGTGGGAGGAGCTGTAATCTTACTCTCACTATTAACATTGGCACCCGTGAAACTCAACGCGGTTGGTATTTTAGTGTTCAACGTCGCCTCTTTAGCGACTGTTGAATTGAGTGCCATGTCCGTAGGTGCAGCTGTCACCTTACTCTCAGCATTTACATTAGCTCCAGTAAATGACAAAGCCGTAGGAATCTTCGCATTGACATTTGCCTCCGTAGCCATCGTATCGTGGATATCATCTGTACCCTTGCCCCCAGCTGCCTTCGACACTGTGGCATCCTTCGCAACCGTGGAATTTAGGGCCATATCTGTTGGAGCTGCAGTTACTTTGCTTTCGGCATTGACATTCGCACCAGTGAAAGAGAGGGCAGTAGGTATCTTCGTATTTAATGTTGCTTCTTTCGATACAGTTGAATCTAAAGCAACACTCCCAGACAAGTAAGACAACCCTAAATTTGTTGAGGAATATGGGTCATAGGCCGTAACAACTATCGAATCTACAAACTCCGCTGTAACACCTGCTTTGACAATTCGGATAGTATGTCCCCCACCCAAGGTATCTATTTCCCCTGTAGTAAATTCATAGTAGTAGAGGCCATCACCTACTTCCCCCCAGTTTCCAGCCCCAGCACCCTGTCCCCCACCATTCTTCGAAATCTCAATGGTCGGTGCTAATATCCCAGTCTTCGGCGTAATCCTATCAGTAACATCAACGAGGTAAATAGGGATTCTACGTCTTGCAGCTGTTGATTCACTCAGCTTTACGGCGAATGGCATTATCCTAACCCCCCACCAAATCTTGGTCTAGGAGTCGGCGGTGGTGCAGGTGTTCCACCCGGATCATATGTACCAGTAAATTCCGTTCCATGAGCACCATACAATACATCCTTCTTAACATCATTCACAACGGGTGGAACAAAATTACCAGTCCTCTCGCTTGTCACTCCATATAGCACACCATTCTCTACATCATCCTCATCTGGCCAGGCATATTTAAACGTCAACATCATAGAGTTATTATGCGCAAACTCCCCAGTTAATATATCATTTGGTGTGCCCGGTGTAGCAATAGGTATAGACAATTCCATCATACCATGTACACCCTCAGTTAATATATCATTGATAGTGTACCCACTACCAAAGGCTGGGATGCTAAGTTCCATCATCCCATAATCGCCATCATATGCCAAACAATCATCTAGAGCCATTTAGTCTACTCCAGGGTTATGACCAGTCACCACATATCCAGCTTGGAATTGCACATCATACCCATCCTTATGTCTACACACCACCAAATCGGTTGCCCCTACATCCACACTATCCACAACCGTATATTCTGATTGTCTGGATAAACACTGACCCTGCTTACAAGATATAACTTTCTTAGGGTCAGCATCTATCTCCTTAGCCAATTCTCTAGCTTCTCCATTGCTCAACATTTAATCACCCTAAGTCTGCGAAATAACATATATCACCTTAATATTATCCGCGAGAGTTGTAGGAGTATATCCAATGTAAGTTGTCTCATTCCCCTTATCTGATGTATCATATGCTCCCCAAGCACCACCATCATTTGTACTCTTATCAAACGCTCCCAATGTATGATCCACCGTATTATCAGTCAGCAACAATGTTTTGCTCGTGGCATCATAGAGACGCACATACAACTTGGGAACAGTTCCACCAAACGCAGTTGCAAATCTCCAAGCGAACTTCTTCGTAGTCTTATTACTCTTATCGGCAGATGATTGATAGTGGGAATCATTACCAAAGTCATTATAGACAATCCCCACTGAATATATCCTTGCAGGAACACATTGTGCCCCCAATATCCTGAAATCAATGGCAAACTGTATCTCAGTAGATCCACTCACTCCAGTCAAGTCATTTCCATCAGTTACCTGATTCCAACTACCAGAGTTATCTGAGATTCCAGTAGTTCTATAATATAGTGTAATTGGTTCTGGCGGTTGACCTAAGTTATCTCCACCAATTATCCTGTCCCTAATAACAAACACCCTTTGGAACTTCTGACAATTTGGAGTTTCAAACCTCGGGCATATTAACCTCTGACTCTTGCTCGCAGCATAAGTCCAATGTGCACCCACTGGTATATTATGCATTATGTTATTTAGGGCAGTCGTTCCTGTAGTTAATATATAAAGCATCCCCTCAACACTTATCATTGTTGCAGCAACTTCTAAGCTGTTGTGGAAGGGAGTAATGCTTCCATCTGCAGACCCTTGTGATATTTGCTTTAAATTACACCCCCAGATATGGTCCATCTGGGAACCATCACCACGGAATTGCGTAACATAATTCCTGAAAGAAGTCGCTCCAGATGTAGCAACTATAAACTTATCTATCACAGAATCATAACATACTTGGTTAATAGCAGCTGACAAAGCGAAAGTATTCGCACCACCCGGAGGAACCTCAGTCATTGCTGCATCAAACCAAGAAGTACCCCCATTAGTTATACTCGAATCCTTCGAGCAGTAAACTCTAGTGGTTGTACACCAATACATACAGTTTAACCCACTACCAGTTCCATGGGATGCTATCCACATCCCACCATCATTAGTGGCCACTATCGTTCCTGCAATTGTCATTACACCCGTAGCAAATATCCAAGCATTGGCTGGATCAACACCAGCTGTCAATGTCAATGCCGCCCGAATGTTAAATTTGGAAATATCCGTTGGCGAATGACCATCAAGATAATATGCATATTGTTGTGTCCAACTATCCTTCGTAGGCATCACACAACAATTATAAGGTACATTGTGGACCTGTGTAACAGCAGCATCAGATAACCAATATACCGCCCTTATATTATCAACAGTTGTCGCTGCAGGTATAGTTGTTCCTCCACCTGTAAACAACTCGGGCCTCATCCCCTTCACCAGGAATAACCCCGAACCATTAGCTGGAGTGGCATTTGTTACTGTGAAGGCTATTCTTATATCTTCAATGACATATGGTCCATCAACAACAGTCCCAGCACTCCCAGTAAGAGTAATTCCAGTATCTGAACCTATTGCTGATATCTGATACCAAGTACTAATAGCCGTTGGATTAATGGAACCAAACCCTATCCTTGAACCTACAGTAAGTCTTGATGCTTGCCAAACCGTAGAGGTACCCGTAACAGCCGTACCAGAGGCCGCAGCTGTCCCTGCAGTGTATAATTCCCTAACAACTTTAAACCCTCTCATGGTAACTGCTGCAGCTGCCGTCCTATAGGGTAAGGTTAATGTAATATATCCATCCCATGTCCATACAGAAGTTGTCTTATTAAATGTGAACTTTTGAATCTTTCTTGTATTTGCAGCCGTCGAACTATCACCAATAAAGACATAGTCTTCAGTATCAGACCACTTGTAACCATCCAATATGGAGTTACCTGCATTGGCCAGAGAAGATTCAACGGGTCTTGCGGATGCTGGAGAAATGGGCCCAATAAACTTAGGAGAAGTATCAGTCCTCTTCCTAATCAAGGTGGTAACATTCCACTTATCATCATCATATGCTCCACCAACAGCAATGGAAGCCACTTCTGATGTCTTCTCAATAGCTAACAATGTCATTTCAATCACCTATACTAATCCTTTGCGAGAAATACACTTCATAATCATTCGTACCATTTGGCACAGTCGTAAAGATAATTGTACTGTTGGCGTAATCTACAGTCCCTACAGCTTCTCCGGCATCCGCAATTAATGACTTTTGAACAGTTAACAACTGCCCCCTCTTACAGGGAATCCCAATCTTTGTCGACGTTTGTATGGTACACGTGCCAGTTGTCCTATTCCCTAAATTCCTCACCCTAGAAATAGTTGCAAAAGGAACAACCCCTATTACAGTGCCAGTACCTACCGCTATAATAACATCGGTGGCCACTTCTCCAGCAACATCCACCCCAGTAAACTCTATATCTCCACCATTCCAAGTGGACGCGAATACACATTGGGCAGCCCTAGGTCTGGCAGGACTTGTAACAGCCCCTGTATCAAAATTCGCGGATTGTACGGCTAGAATGGTAACCGCAGCTGCTGCAATATTTGGCATAGTGACATGCATAGCCATTCTTGGCTGTGAGCTACCAACATCCATTTAACTCACCCCTGCACTTCTACTAACACCGTTAGATAACCACCAGCATCTACAGTCTTAGCCGTCGCACTCCTATTCGCCAATGAGATATGTAGCTCGCCACTGGCATCAAAGTCTTTATAATACATGTTTAGATTTCCAGAATCATATTTATAAAGACCAGCCCCACCAACTCTTTGGCCATCCCCCTCGGCGAATATCTTACTCCCTAAATACTTCTCCGTATCAGCATCCCCAGTTGCAAAGAGATCACTACCATAAAACTGAACTTCCCAGGCCTTTTGTTCAGTACTGACAATTATAATCCTAGCAATCTTAAACTCGGGCCCCCTGGAAGACAACCCGGTAATATTCTCATCTTCCTTAGCCCCAGCTGCAATCGCAGTTGTAAAATGACTTCCTTTCACAGTCCTTATCCATGTAGCCTTAGTTCCAAACATATCTATTCCTCCTTCTTTATTGACCTAGCATACTCCCCATCCTCTATAAACTCTCCTCTATCCGCAGCGTAGTTGGCTATCTTATACCCACCCATAACAACCAACCCTACGAAAAAGTAAGTGGGGAGTGAAACATTATTCCACTGACCACTTGGCGGAAAGTTATAAAACATTTGATGTTGAACAAAGAGCACAGCGAAGATGAGACAGTATAGGTAAAGAACCACATTCCATAAAACTAAAGACCACTTCAACTACGGTTCCTCCAGCTCAATCAACTGGTTGTAGTATACCGTTCTACCAACTGACAACCCCGCACTCAATTGCATCGTTATCTTATAATCAACAGAGGCATACATAGAACCCATTCTTAAGGCTTTCATAGCGGTGGCATTCGTGTGTACGACCTCACTAACCTTTCGCCAATTAGTAGCATCCTCTTTTAAATACTCCCTAACTGT